GAAAGGTCAAGCTATTCAAGAACTCAGAATATTTCTACAGAGATTTTATTCACGTAGACAAGATTACAGAGTATCATCAAAGATTTTTCTCTATACAAAAGTCAGATGTTTGGAACGTAGGCACAGGGTTTGAGAAAAGCTTTTACGAGGTTGCCTTGAGTATATGTAAGGAAACAGGGGCATCTATCGAATGGATAGACATGCCAGAAAAATTAAAAAAGGGTTATCAAAATTTCACTAAGGCAGATACAACAAAGCTTTGGAGAACTTTATCATGATATTAAGGTAAAATAGTATGGCAGTATTTAAAACAGTAAAATCGACATTACCTGCAGGATCAACAATAGCTGAAGGAGATAATCCTGAGCTTGATAAGCTTATTGCTGCAGGAGATGCAAGTGTTGCAGGTGTAACTGTAAATGCAGATGGAAACTATGCGTATGATGGTGTTGAGCTAAAAGTTACAGGAGCACCCTCTAGGGTTGTGGATGAATCTAAGTTAACAGAGTACGCAGATGAAATTGCTTCTGCTGCTGACTTAAAGTTTCTTGCTCAAAACACTGGTGTTAATACTAGTGACATGAGTGCAGCCTACGAATCTTTAGGTATTGATCCTAATGATACGATGGCTTCTTCTGACCTAGATAAAGTTCTTAAAGCTGCAGGGTATAACCCTGGGGAACAAGCTAACTTTTATGGCAGTAACTCACCTAACGATGTAGGTGCTCAAATATTATCTGACAAATGGCAGACTGCTCCTACTGAGCAAGACTTAATTGATGCAGATTTAGACCCCAATGAAGTAAGTATTGTTAGTAGTAATTCAGCAAACGCCTTTTACTTAGAACAAAAAATGAAAGAAATGGGTTATGGGGCTGCTAATACAAAAGGTACATTTGGGTCAACAGCAGGATTCCTTGGAGGTAACTTAAGTAGTTTTGATGATAGAGGTGCTTCAACTGCTCAAGAAGCTCGTGATGAAATGGACAGGCTAGCAGGTACAGACAACTCTAAGCTTCTTGACATGCTAGAGTGGGATCTTACTAAGAAAAAGAAAAAGACTACTGGAACTACTGGAACTACTGGAACTGGTAGACTCTCAGGAAATGTGTCTGGTGTAGGTGGTAACGTAGGTGGAGGTCAAACAACTGGGGGAAGCACAGGGAGTTATGGTGGCCCTAATTATGTTAGTACACCTAGTATTGGTAATGTTACACCTGTGTATGGAGGTGGAAAGACTGGTACTAGTGAAGTAAATCTTCCTACTTATGAAGCAGGAATTGGTTTACAAGAAACACAGTTTGCTAATAGAGCTACTGAAGCTGCTTCACTCATTCAACCTCAAACAGAAGCAGAAAAAGTAGCTGCAGGTTCTTCTTCAGGTTTTAAAAATGTATTGTACCGTAACAGGTTTGGTATGACTATGTACATTCAACACATAAATGATGAGCCTGTACAGCCGATTCCACCTGGGTATTATAAGGTAGATACTTTTAATCAAGGGGGTGTGATCCAAGGGTTTAATCCAGGTGGTACAGTAAACCCTGCCATGAACTTTAAGCCTGGTGGCACTGTTGTTGAGCAGGATGGTATATACAGGATCAAGTATCCTGATGGAACATATTCTCAGGGGTATGACACAGCATTGAATGCTAAATCTGCTAATGATTCAGGTACATCTAACCTTGGTTTACCTGACTATGGTACTTACTTATCTAATCAAGGATACGATAGCAGTCTTCCTGGTTTTGATAAAGATGCTATGGCTGCTGCTTATCAAACTTATATTCAAGATCCTGCAACTCTAGCCAAAATAGAAGCTGATAAAGCTGCAGCAGAAGCAAAGACTAACAAACCTGAACCTATTGATGCCAGTGTAGGTTCTGATATACCTACAGGAGAAACAACAGTTACACCTGAAGATTTAGCACAGTACCAAGCTAATCTAAATGCTCAAGCCTTTGCACAACCAGGTGGTGCAGTAGCTGCCTCTCCTGTTTCTTATATTGATCCTAACACTTATGGCACTGTCGTTGAGTCTACTGCAGGTCAGGCTCTTGCTACAGCACCTACTATTCAGGAAGAGCAGGTAGCACAGATTGATACTGCTACTACTGCTGATGTTCCACAAAAAATAGGTGCTTCACAAATATCAGCTAATCAAGCTTATGGGGATGTAAAGTCTGCTACTGATGATATGACTGCAGCAACATCTACTGGACCTACAAAAAGTATAACAGGACAGGAACAAAAGACAAGCTCTGTTGCAGATCTTGATGCTGCGAGTGGAGACTCTATTGATGTTGATGCACCAGACCCAAGAAAATTAGAAACTGGGGAATCAGTTGCTAAAGGTAATCAAGGTCTTAGCTCTGTAGACCAAAGAAAAGTAGGTGAAACCTTTGGTACTGGTGAAGTGGCTGCTGCCTCTGTACAGGATGAACTAGCAGGTCTTATGTCTCAGTTTGAGGGTGGTGAAACACCTGCCTGGGCTGCAGGTTCTATGAGAAAAGCTTCACAGATGCTTGCTGAAAGAGGGTTAGGTGCTTCTAGTATGGCAGGTCAGGCTGTGATCCAGGCTGCTATGGAAGCTGCTCTTCCTATTGCTCAGATTGACACAGCAAACAAACAGCAGATGGCTCTGTTCAAAGCAGAACAAAGAGCTAAGTTTTTACAGATGGACTTTGATCAAGACTTCCAGGCTAAAGTTATAAATGCTGCGAAAGTTTCTGATATAGCAAATATGAACTTTACTGCTGAACAGCAGATAGCTTTGGAAAACTCTAGGGCTGCAAACACAATGGAGTTGCAAAATCTTAGTAATGAACAAGCACTAGTCATGGCAGAAGCTGCTGCGTTATCTCAACTTGACACACAGAATTTGAATAATAGACAACAGGCCGAAGTACAAAATGCTCAGAACTTTTTACAAGTTGACATGGCTAACTTGTCTAATGAACAGCAGACAGCCTTGTTTAAACAACAGTCTTTAGTTAGTTCTATACTCTCTGATCAGGCTGCAGCTAATGCTGCTCTTCAATTTAATGCTACATCAGAGAATCAGACTAATCAGTTCTTTGCTAATCTGTCTTCTTCAGTAAATCAGTTTAACGCAGCACAAATGAATGCTATGAAACAGTTTAATGCTGATGAGGTTAACTCTCTTCTTGAGTTTAATTCTGCACTTCAGAATCAAAGAGAAATGTTTAATGCTCAGAACTATCTTGTTGTAGCACAAGCTAATGCTCAGTGGAGACAGAACTTAGCTACCATTAATACTTCTGCAGCTAATGCTTCAAATATGGAGTATGCTAAGAATGTAAATAACATTACTCAAGCAGGTCTTGATGAGATATGGCAGAGAGAACGAGATTTGTTGTCAATGGCATTCCAATCTTCAGAGAACACACTTGCTAGAAACAACTCAATTATGTTACAAAAGCTTGCAAACAAAGCAGCAATTGAAGGTGCAGAGTTACAAGCAGATATTGAAGCTGAAGCAGGGGCTTCTAATTTAATATCAGCCGTATTTATGAAAGCAGTAGGACTTATATAAAATGCAAGAAAGTGATCGATTAAGAGAAAAACGTAGGATGCAAAGGCTTAACAGTCTTGCGTCTTTAATACTGGGTGATGCAACAGAAAAGTCTGCTCAAAGCACTAAAGAAATTATAGGTCTTGGTGCTAGGGATGCTCGTGAATCAGCAGATCAAATAAGAAAATCTATAGGGGATGTTAGACGTGCAAGTAAAGCAGGAGATGAGTCTGGTGTAGTTGATTCTTTGTTGTCATCAGATGATCCAATGAAAGCTGAAAGAGATATGGCTACTTGGCTTGCTGCTATAAGAGGGGGGTTAGATCCTATTGATACACCTGAGATGGATAAGTCACCTGACCTTGATTTTTTTTTGGGACAGGATATTGATGCAGCAGAAGATGTAACAGATGCTCAAGCTGATAGAATTGTAGCTTCTTCTGAAACAGGATATGATAACCCTGCTGATATTCCTGCAGGGGATTTAGACTATTCTGATTTACCTGGGTACATGCAAATTACTTCAGAGTTTAGGACAGCTTTAAATGAAGTAGAAGCTCCTAACTATGACTACATGTTTAATGGTGCTCACTTAAAAGACACTCCTTTCAAAGGAACTAAAGTAACCGACATGACTATGGGTGAAATATTTGATCTCATGGAACTTGGAGGGGATTGGCATAGTTATAACTTGAATACACACGATCAAGATACTACAGCAATTGGAAAGTATCAGATGGTAGGGCTTACCCTACGAGATTTACGTGATCGTAATATCTTAAAAAAGATGGGTATTACTGACGATACTAAATTTGATAAGGCAACACAAGACTCTATTGCAATGCATTTAGCAGAGAGAAGAGTTAAGCCTACTTACTCAATAGATAAAGCAGTAGCTGAGTTAAAAAATGAGTGGGAAGGTTTTAAGAAACTGCCAAAGTCTAGATTAGTTAGAATAGTTAATGAGATTAGAGGGTCTACATAATGTCACAAAATTTTATGGCTCCTGTACCAGGTCAGTCACTAACAGATGAACCTAAGAATTACGCATGGGAAAGACCTCCTCAGATTACAGACCACAACGAGGCTGTTGAGTACCACATTGAACGTCTTCAAGATGACGAGGTAATTGATAATGTTTTCTTTGCTCTTGAGTATGGTTTACCAGTAAAGGTTTTGGCTGAAGCTATGATGACTGGTGCAGTAGGAAATGGTATTCACTCCATTGATATTAGTTTAATCATTGAACCAGTTGTTTCAGATTATATTATTAGATTAGCAAACGAAGCTAAGATAGAATACAAAGTAGACTTTGAGCAAGATGAAAGCAACGTAGAAGAACGTGCAGCTATGCTTGTGCGAAAAGCAATAAGAGCAACAGCAGAAGATGAACGTGACGAAGGTGTAGACTTCCTAGAAGATGTTGCCACAACCCTAGAGGCAGATGAAGGTGAGGCTGAAGAGATGCCTGAAGAGATGCCTGAAGAACCGACAATGCAAGAAGAGAAGCCTCAAGGCTTAATGGCGAGGGTGTAATAATGAATTTAGGTAGAGTTATATTTAAGGCTGCAGGTAAAGTCGGAGATCAAGTGGTCAAAAATGCTGAGACTATCAGGGTGTCTGAGCAAAAGAAAAAAGATTATCTGTTTACTAAAGCACTAGAGAACGGAGCTAAAGTTAAACAATTTCAGACTAAGCTTATGGCAGATTACAATGCACTAAAAAGTAGAGGTGTTGAAGAACGAAGACTAAAAAGGTACTTGTCTAAAAATCCTGCTGCTATTAGTTACATAGCAAATATTCTAGAACAAAATCCTGATAAATTTAATGGGGCAGATGCTGATATTTTCTTAAAGATTAACGAAGAAAATCCTGACATAGCAGCATCTGTTGACGAGTTGGTAGAGAATGCTTTTGTAAAGTATGACAAGATTAAACTGCCTGATGCTCCAGAGCAAAAAGAAAAAACTATTTTTCAAAGGCTCTTTAGTGGTGTAGATACTGATGAAATAAATCGAAACGTTGCAATGGCAGAGATCCTACCAGGGATAACTGGTGCTGAGATTATTGCAGGTATGGACACCGTAGGTACACTACGTACAGGGGATGGTGGTATGCGTCCTGACTACTCTGTACTTAAAGATGAAAAGTATGATGATGTTTTTCTAGAGAGAAAAAGAGTATCTATGGTTCTTGACTACAAAGATCTTCTTGAAACAGAGATGTCACAACTCTTAACAAACTTAAGAGAAGATGGTATAAATCCAGAAGATGCACCAGAATTCACAAGATTAAATTCTCTTACTGATAGTATCAGTACAAGAGGTGAAGTGTCTGACAATATGTTGAACAGACTTATCAAGCAATATCCCTCTATAGCACAGGGGTACTTTTCTGATACTCCTTATGGTTCTGAGTTGTTCAATAAAGATCGTGGTATTTTTAGGTTGAGTACTATTGACCTCCTATCTCCTGATAAAGAAGGTGATAGTAGCACAGACGAACAGATGAGTTCTGCATTAGGTGAGGGTACTGCTGAAGGTACTAGTGAAGTAAAAGATGAAGGTACTGGAGTTTCTGCAGAAGCAAAAGTAGTAATACCTGACAATATGAAAGCAGACATTGAAGTAAATGCTGACGGTAAAGCAGTTTTTAATACAACAGGAGAAGCTTTAGAAGCTAATGCAAAGGGTGTATACGGTCCTGCTATTATAGGTGGTAACGAAACTATTCTTACTCGTGAACCTGTTGATATGACTGGTGCTCCTGGTTACAGAGATAATATTACTCTTGATCAAAGAGTAAAAACAAAGAAAAGAGAAATTACAGAAGTACTAGAGACAGTTGATAACAGTGTCATGGAGTTTACAGCAAACTTAGATCAAAAGGTTGCTTCAGGTTCGATGAAAACTATGGAAAAAGCTAACACCATGCTTGGTGTTTTTTCACAGATGATAGGTGCAGAAAGTTTAGCAAACTTCTTCTATACCCAAGCAATTAAATCTGAGGATGATGCAAAGAATACCAAAGGTTTAATTCCTGCTATCAATAGTTTAATGGATAAGGTAGGTCTTCCTGATTACTCTGAATCATCTGATCCAGAGGTTACACTTGATAGGGCTGTGCAAGGTATGCTGTCAGTTATCCCTCAAGATGAAAAGTATGATGCAGCTTTTGCAAGAGCACCTGCTCATATTGAAAAACTAGGTGAGCAAGCTACTGATGCTTGGAGACAACTGAAAGAAGAAATATCTAACTTTACTTTTTCTGACATTTCTTTGGTAACACCTGATAAAAAGAATCCTATGGTATCAATTGCAGAGGATATAGGTGAGTTAATCTTCAAAGAAGATGACATCGAAACCTATAAGAATGTGTTTACTAGAACAGTGGACACTCCTGCCTACAAACGTCTTCAAGATATTTTAGCACAGAGGGCTGAACAAGCTAGAGACGAAGCAGAAAAAGCTAAGATTAAAGCATTAGCTCCTAAAGTAGTTGAGAAAGTAAAAGAAGTAGAAGAAGAAAGATTGACTGTCAAAGAAAGACTACAAAAACTCTTTGGCATAGAGCCTTCAGAGAAGTCTGGTGCTCCTTCTGAAATATCTCAGATTGAAGGGGGTGAAAGTCCTGGTGGTCTGATGTCACCTCAACCAAAAGGTGAACAACCTGAGTTAGGCAACACTGCTTTAGTTTCTACTGTTAGAAAACTACATGGCTCTGGTTCTAACGCAGCTAAAACTTTTGAAAAGAAAGTATCTTCTAATAAAATAAAAGCAGCAGATATAACTAGGCTAATTAAGAGTACTAAAAAGCTTCCCTACACTGATGCCAGAAGAGATTTACTGGAAGAGCTTTACGATTTTAGAGACACATTAAATAATAGATAAGGTCTAGTATGGCTATTGAATACTTAAACCAAGAAGATAAAGAAAAAGATCCGTTAAATCTGTCAGGGATTCAGAAGAGTAGTGGCTTTGGCTTGGACTCTCTTTTAGAAGAGGATAACTTTCGTATCATTTTAGATTACATGGGTGATCGGTTTGGTATGAGTGAGGACAAGCACGACAAGCAAGAGATAGTAGACTCTTACATTAATCAGATGAGGAGTTTTAAAGTAGGTCAGTCTGTTGTTGTTGGTCAAGAACTTGCACATCTTTACAGTGGAGAAACAGACGGAGATAAAGCAGACAGAAGATCAAAGGCTATGAATGCGTACAAGCTTTTTGATACCCTTGGTAATGCCTTTGGTAAAGATAGAACTGCAATGGAAAAAGCTGATGCAGTATACGACTATGGTAGAGCTTTGATTGTTGACCCAGTTAACTTAGTTAGCTTGGGGATAGGTAAACTGTTTGCTAAAGGTGCATCTAAAGGTGCTATTGAGTTACTAAAACGACAGGCTAAAGAGGCAGGGGAAGCTGCAGTAAAGGGACTTGGGAGGGGAGCCTCTGAGTCTGCTAAACTAACTGCTCGTAAAGAAGCAGCTAGACGTGCATACAGCAGAGCTATGGAGGATCGACTATTTAAAGACTCTGCCAAGGTTGCAACTAAAAGAGAGATAATGGGTACTGCTATAGCAGACAGTACAGCAGCAGGTCTAGTTGATAGAGTACAGCAAGAAGCAGAGATAGTATCAAAGTATAGAGAAGGTGTTGACCCATTGCAGCTAGGGTTTGCTTCTTTATCTGGTATTGTAGGTGGGGGTCTTGCCTTTGGGTTTGCTTCAGTTAAAGGAGCATCAAAGCTTCCTATGACTTCTCTTGAATTAGAAAGGTCTATGGAAACTCTTGCAGCCTCCAGAGAGCTAGCTGCTAAGAAGGCTAAAGAAACTGCTCAAAAAGACTTTGACGTACAATACTTTTTAGATGGTCTTGAACAGACACGTAAAAAACTTGTAGGCCAAAAAGAGGAGATGATAAAAGCAGGGTACTATATTGGGAAGGTTGAAGGACTTGAAGCTAACATAGCTTTAGAAAGAGCATTTATGTTAGGGGATGAAGAGACTGGTTCAAAAGGTTTAGCTAAACTTCTTATTGATTCAGGTGTCCCTGTTGAAGCTTTGGCATTCAGACCAAAAAACAAAACACTTACGGAAAATCTTAATGAGGTTATTGAAACTGTAGATCCTACAATTAAAGATGAGATAGCAAAAGTTTTACAGGAGTTGTCGAAAGGAACTCCTATGGAGGGGCTAAACCTAGACGATTATTTAGCTTTTAGTTTAGCTCAATACAATAGAGCAGGGCAACAAAATCAGATTGCTTCACAGCTTCAAAGAGACTTGACCACGTTAGCAAAAGCTAAAGGTATTGAGCCTGGGGAAATAAATGCAATGACTGCTATTAATACTGTTGTTGATCCTATTACAGAAGAAGCAAAGAAAAGTTTTCTTGCAGGTGGAGCTAAGAAGTTACAAGACAACTTGATAAGATCTTTAATAACCCACCCAGGTACGACTGCACTTAACCTTATCGGTTGGAAGCAAGCAAGCTTGTCTCAGTCTGCATCTGACATGGTACGTGCAGCTTTATACGGTGGCGCAGCATCCCTGAATGCTTTGGTAGGAAGATCCGTAAGTGCTAAGAAGTATGCCAATCTAGCAGGACAGATGGTGTCTTTGCAGAAACAAAAGTTTACTAATCTTCTTGATCCATACACTACTTATGAAGCTGCTATGGATTATCTTACCTTTAGACCTGAAGCACAAAAAGAATTGTTCAGGTACATTACAGGTGGTGTTGAAGTTGATGATGTTCTAAAAGAACTAGACCTAGAACCTGGTCAGAAATTAAATAGAACTGGGATGCAGAAAGTAATTAACTCTTTTGAAGTTGCTTATGGTGTAAGAGCACAAGACTTCTTTTCCAAGACGCAGGAGTTTATGTACTCAATCGATAAACAGATTAGATTGAAGTATGGTAAAAGTTACTCAGAGTTTCTTAGAGATGATGAGACTGCAACCTTCCTGTCAGAGAAAGGATCTGATAGGTATAGAGAGTTTATGGAGATAGAAGCTTACGCAGTTCAAGATGCTTTAAGAAATGTATTTGCTAAATCATATGGAGATAGCAAGACAGTACTAGGAAGTGTAGCAAAGATTATTGAACAGGCTCGTAACTATCCTATCATTGGGGCTATGGTTCCATTTGGACAATTCTTTAATAACACTGTGGCTTTCATGTTTGATCACTCAGGTGTAAGCTTATTACACAAAGTTGCTCGTAAGACAGCAGGTAGTGACACTGGTAGGGACAGCATGGATCTACTTACTAAAGCTGCAGTTGGTTGGAGTACACTAGGTCTTGTAACTTCTCGTGAGATGGGAAACCTTGAAGAAGGTTTACCCTGGTATGCTGAAAGAGATAGAGATGGGGCTGTGGTAAACAGACAGTACGACTTTCCGTACAGTTTGTATAAACTAGCAGGACGTATGGGTGCTCACATAGCCAGGGATGAGAAAGTACCAGAGGAATTACTAGCTGAATTTGGTAGAAACTTTGGTACTGAAGGTTTGACACGACAGCTTGGAGATGCAGGTTCAACTGCAATGGAAGCAATGTTTATGTTGACACAAGGAGAGTTTGGGGAAGCACAGGACCAGGCTGTAGATGCACTTAAGGCTTCAGCATCTATGTACGTATCAGGATTTACTCGTAGACTAGATCCAGTAAATCAGATTGCTGCAATGCAAAGGGGAGAGGACTTTGTAGCTGTTGATCGTAAGCAAGGATACCAGTATCTAAATAATTCTATTAGATATGTGGATCAAATCTACAGCCTACTATCAGGTGAGGACATTGCTCCAGAGAAAGAGTTCTCCACATCCGACAGGAAAGCAGTGCAAGGAATAGGAAGAGTAGTAGGTTACAGAGAAGTTCTACCTTCCTCTACTACTCAAAAACTATTTGCTGATATTGGGAGACCAGATTGGATGACAGAGATAAGATCTAAATCTCCTGAAGCAGCAAACGCATTTAACGAACAAGTGTTTCCAGTGTTAGAGTTGTACTCCAATGTCGTTACTTCTAATGGTAAGTGGAACAGGATGGATCTTAAAACAAAGAAAGCAACAGTGAAATCTATGCTGACTCTTGCTAAGAGAGAAACTATGGAAGCCTTGGAAGAGAGTTACATAGATAAAGATACAAAGGCTAGTCTGATCTTTCAGATAGGTAACTCAGGAGCTAAGAAATCAGATGTACGAAAAGTATTAAAAGCTTTTGATGTAAGGGAAAAAGAGTTATGGGATCTATCGGTTTCACAACTTAATCTTGCTTTAGCTATGATAAAGGATACCAGGACAGACCAAAGAAATATCACTGAAGAAGTGGGACTCGAATAAAAAAAACCCCCAGTTAATCCCTGGGGGTTTAGTTTAAGACGATTTATCTTTAGTCTTTTTATGGTCAAGCATCAGGCAGCTATAACAGAATGCTTGATTAACGATCTCGTCTGATCGTATATACTTCCCAGATGCTGCCAGTAAACCCGACAGGGCTGCACCTGCAAAGTAATCCCTAGTCGTTACATCATGACTGGGAATCTCTTTTTGAGTAAACTCTTGGGCTTCTTGCTCAAGGGTTTTCTTTTTTGATGATTTCGTATTCTTCACCGTAGGTATCCTTAAGTATAAACAAATGGTACTGTATACTTTTTAGTACGTCCTCTGCACCATTCTTTTCATCATGCCTAGAAATGTACTTGATTATGTTTCCTTCTGAAAACTTTAACTCGTTAGCTAAAATATATTCAATGGGCTGTATCTTTTTAGACTTGTAGTGAGTGCCGCCAACTTGAAAGTCTAAAGATGAGTTATCAGATGATAAACACTCACCACACTGCCCCTCATCATCTAACAAGTTACCACACTTATTGCAGTTCAACTAGCTCTGCCTCCGTATAAGGAATATGAAAAAACTTTTCACCCTTCCATATGTTACGTCCTGATGCTTCTTTAATTTTATCATCAGTCATAAGGGTATCTTTTATTCTCCAGGCTTTATCAAGATTTTTATCAAAAACATAGAAGTTAAGAACTCCATTCTGTTCTTTGTACTTCTCAACTAACCTACGTTTACGAGATGGTATGCGAATCTCTGACCAGTGAGTAGGCCAGTCTCCTTGCCATGCAACCTTTACTTCTGCCTCATTAAAGTAAGTGTACCCATCTTTCTGGGAAACCACATCAACGTTATAGTCTTCTTTAGTTGAGACTATGGTGTGTCCCTTTGATTCTAAATACTCTGCTAAAGTTTGTTTTGCTTTATCATCGTAAACGTCATACCAGGATTTACTAAATGGCCTATTGTTTCTTTTCATTATGCTCTCTCCATTTGAGTTCTGCCAACAGCATGTTCTGCTCGTAGTCACTCATTACCATCCAGTTACGTATTTCGTCAAGTGTTCTTTTACATCCTTTACAAAAACCACCATCATCTACCTCACATACTTTTACGCAAGGTGAGGGAGTGCTCCCAAATCTAGGAGCAATCTCTCTTCTTACATGAGGTATACTCATTCACACTTACGAAGTCCTGTGGTAGGATCAAAGTAACAAGCACCACCTTCATCAACAAAGTCTTGTGTTTCTTTTACCTGTTCTTGTCCAGAGTTTTCTTCAGAAGAGGCATTTAAAATTCCCATACGTTTACCTGCTGCTCTGAATGTTGTACACCCAGAAGCACCACCATCATAAGCATCCATGTAAATCTTTTTAAAGTCTTCCCAGGATACATCATCACCAACATTACAGGTTTTACTACAAGCTGAGTCAACGAACTTAGAAGCTACATTTAAAACTTTAACATGATCAAACACAGACAGTTCGTTTGCTGTTTTACCTTTGACATCAAAGACACGGTAGCCATAGTCCTCTACCTTTACAATCTTTTCACCATCAAACGTTTGGATCGTTCTGTCAGCTACAAGCTCGTAAGGTGGTTCAATACCAGAAGAAACATTGTCTGCTGACAAACTGATAGTTCCTGTTGGAGCTACAGATAACAAGTGACTGTTACGAATACCGTAGTTACTTATTAACTCTCGTATGTTATCTGGTAATGTCTTTGCAAAGTCAGACTCAAGATAAGCTTGAGTAAATAAAGGGAATGATCCTTTTTCAATAGCAAGCTCGACAGATGTAGTGTATGCAACATCCCTAATTACTCCCATGATTTCTTCTAGGGTCTGTAAGAATCTTTCACTACCATATGAGAACCCTAATGCTTCTATAGCATTTGCTACCCCTGTTACCCCTAGACCCATACGTCTTTTGCTCTTAGCTTCTATCTCTTGTTCCTTTAGAGGATAGGTTGCTCTATCCACGACATTATCCATAGCTCTAACGACATGAGGTATGTCATTACGAAGTTGGTTCATGTTGAACACGTACTTGTCATCGTGTTTTAGTACGTACTTAGTCAGGTTAAACGAACCAAGAAGACACGCACCATTAGGAGGAAGTGGTTGTTCACCACAGGGATTAGTGGCTGCAATTGTTTCACAGTAGTGTAGGTTATTCTTCTGATTGATACGATCAATAAATAGGATACCAGGTTCAGCCCAGTCCCAGGTGCTTGTCATAATCATATCCCAAAGAGCACGAGCATCAATAGTCTTACGCACTTCTCCGTTGAATACTAGATCAAAGTCAGTACCTTCTTTTACTGCAGTCATAAATTTATCAGTGACACCAACACTAATATTAAAACCAGTAAGGGCAGTCTTGTTGTTCTTTGCTGTAACAAACTCTTCAATGTCAGGGTGGTCAACACGAAGGACACCCATCTGTGCTCCACGTCTGTGTCCTGCAGAAGCAATTGTTTTACATACAGCATCAAAGATACCCATGAATGATAAAGGTCCAGAAGATTTAGACTCCAAAGATTTTATCATTGCACCACGAGGGCGAAGAGTAGAGAAATCGTAGCCAATACCACCACCTAGTCTCATTGTTTCTGCTGCACGTCTTGCGGCATCCATGATACCGTCCATACTATCTTCAATAGTACCACTAACAAAGCAGTTGTAGGGTGTCACACGTCTTGGTGCGCCCATTGCACTCTGCACCCTCCCTGCAGGAAGGAAACGTTGATTGAATAAAATGTTTCTAAAGTTATTGAAGTGTCCCTCATCATCCTTCAGTGCTCGTGCAACACGAGTCATTGCATCCTTAAATGTTTCTCCCTGGCCTCTATACTTCTCAGCATGAATAGATTCTGATATCTCTAGTGTTGGTCCGTACTCTGGTTCTGTGTTTGGTATATTCATCTGTAGTCTCCTGATCCTTTTATTGTTCCACGTTTCTCTCTGCTGTCGAGCTTCTTCATATTTTCTTTTACAACATCATTTAATTTTATATCTAAAAGATTTAGTATAGCTATAAAGTAAAAGAACATATCCCCTGCTTCAAGTGTGACACCTTGTTTATCTAATGGTGTGTCATCCCTCTTATGTTTCTTGAGCTTCTCAAAGAACTCACCTGTTTCTCCTATCAGACCCATAGTATTTTCTAAGAACCTTTTATCACCAGAGGTAATCATTTTGTTTTCTACCCACTCAGAATAATCATCTAAGTCTACTGGTTTATTTTCTTCAAAGGCATCAAAGTATCCCATGTCTTCTAAGTCTTGATGTGTTAGCATTATTTCTCCTTTGCATCTATCTCTATAATTTTAACATCGTCTAAATCATAGATGGTGTCTCGAATTATTTCTTCAACACTCATCTTCAAACTATCTGAAGCAATAAAGTTTGCTTCAGGATCTACCTCCAATAACATTGTTATCTCAAACAACACAGGAACCTCCAAGTTATATAGACTGAAACACATACGTCAATCTATTCTTTTGTCCAATCGTCAGGAATAGATTTTTCTGCGTACTGAAAGCCATACTTTTTGCACCAGTCTGCATAGGAAGACTTAGCACCCTTGTATAACTTTGCTCTACTGTTTTGAAAAACAAAACGAATATCTAAATCAGGAAATTGTTTTGCTATCTCTTTGTGCTTACGTCTATCGTTTGCTACAAATCGTCCCTTGGTTTCTATAATGATACCATTGGACAAAACAAAGTCAGGTGTATACGTTCTTACTTTTAAGTCAACCCACCTGATCTTTTCTTTTTCATACGTAAACTTAATTCCTTTGGACCGTAACTCTTTTGCTACATCATCCTCAAAGCCAGATCGATATCCTGCCTTGAGTGCTGATGCTCTATACCGTTTGCTCATTGTACGTAAGATCCTCTGGGACATTTGGTATCTTAACCACGTCCACCAGGAGGACATCACCATTGCCGTAAACAAATCTCCTGGCTTCAGGCCAACACTTCTTATTGAACTCACAGAATCCACAGGAAGGGTGAAGCTTTGTGTTAGGGCTTGTCTTTGATTGTGGTACTGGATCAAAACCTCTGTCAGGTATGCCACCCTTTACCATTTCTTTTACTTGGGCTAGTTCTTTTTCTTTTTGTTCTAACTCAGGAGTAAAGTCGTACATATCCAAGCAGATACCACCACCTACTTTATCAACGACAAGGAAAGCACCATGCGTTTTGTTTGTTACCAGTGGATCATCCTTGGCTGCGTAAACATACGAACTTAGCTGACTGATATAACCAAATGGATCTTCTTCCCTTAGATTACCTTCTGCAAACTTTTTAAATGAGTAGGGAGAGGCAGACTTTACATCAATAGTCATACCATCAATCACTGCATCCCTGTGTCCTGCTAGGTCATTGATCCTCATTCGATCCTGTTGACCTGTAACTTTGTGACCAGATGCTTCTACGATAGCAAGAACTAATTCTTCTATCATGTCTCCATAGAAGAACTTCAGCAAGTCTGAAGGAGACAGTGCTTTAGCTACATTAGTCTCGTTAATCTTGTACCAAAGTTTTCTTTTGCATGGGCTACCAATAGAGGAGAACGACAGATACCCTCGTGGTTTCTGTGGTGCTCTGAATCTTGAGGTAGCTGCTTTGCCAATACGATCACCCATCTTTAGGCTGAGTAAATGATCCCAACCCTTGAGTCCAAGGATTGTGTCTTCCATATCTTTGACGAGTGTTTTTATATTGGGCATTGTATATCCTTTTGTGTATACGCCCCCACCTGAAAATGAGAAAAGAGGTGAGGGCGATTCTTCTAGGGGAAGGAATCAGAAAACCTAGAAGGGTATTGAGTCCTGTGGTTCTTCTTGGGAGGTGGAAGATGTAGAACCACCAGAACTATCAGAGTGATCTGTAAACATTGAACGTGATTGGGAGGAACCACCCTCTGATTCATAGACCACATGATCTAGAACTTGAAGTCCTAGAAGCCGTGTACCTGTACGCCCAGTGCGTGTAGGGTAAACCTCAATCTTTACGATACCTTCACTGCCATTTCCAATAAGACCTTTATCTTGTAGATCCCAAGACTTACCAGTGATGTCAGCAACGATAGGTGCACCACCCATCCAGTCTTGTGCACCAGTGTGAGGACGTGAGAAAGATACCTTATGACCGTCAGTTACTTCCTCAATCTTTTTCATGCAACCTGCTTTCTTTAATGCTTTAGCTGTAGCTGCATCTGTTGTAACGGTAACTTTGTATTCACCGTCAGTCTCTGTATTCCATTCAGCACGATCCCTGTTGGACTCAAATACTTTTGCCCATTCGATCTTACCTTTTACATCTATTTGTGTTGATGGCATTTTGCCCTCCTTTTTTACTGTTGTTACATCTAATATTTTTTATTGTAGTTGTCAATGGGTTTCAGCCCAATTTTTTCCTACGTTTGAAGAGCCAGGGGTAGGTATCTTAAAGCCTAACTCCTCTCCAGTTTCAAGCATACATTTTTCTTGTAGTTTACCAAGATGTATAGCTTCTTCTTCTGTACCTGTTACTTCTACTTGGTACTCATCATGAATAAATCCAACCATCTTAAACTTGATACCTTCCTTACGTGCAGCATCATGCCAACGTAAGAGAGTATGCTTCATCAGACAAGCTTCACCATTTTGTAGGATACCTGCCAAAGCTTTATGGGTACTTGGTACTTTAACTCTACGTCCATCATACCCTTTGAACCAACCATGCTCTCCCACAGTAGAGATGTAGCTGTTCTTTAGATCATAAAGACCACCAATACTCATCTCAAAACGAGTACGTGCATCCTGTGCTTCCTTCATGCTGACCTTTAGGATCTGACCAGTCTTTGCTACCCCTGCTCCTAGTAGCCAAGCATAGATAAAAGTCTTTGCCATATCTCTTGTACCATTGGGTACAGCCAGAGCATTCTTGTTGACGTTGTGAATGTCTGTCTCGTTTTCTTTCTTACCCTTCATGATAGCTTGTGCATACTGATCTGCGTCAAACAGACGCCATAGGTAATCAGCTAATACTCGTAACTGAATCCCATCTGCATCTGTGCCAACCAACCATGATCCAGAGGGTACAGTCCAACAAGACCTTAAGTTTTCATCGTACTGCTTCTTTACCTCTTCAACTGGAGTTGTTACCTCATCATGAAAAGGAGAAGATATGTTAGCAGTGTTAGGATCTTTATGTGAGCAACGTCCAGTCCAGGCTCCAATACTTTGAATCCTACCGTGAATACGTGAATCTTCTCCACACTGCCCTAGCCACTCCACCAGTGATGAACGCCTACCTTCCAGTGTCAACCACTGGGCCAAGGCTTTGGCTCCTGTAGGTGCTGCCTCTGGAAGTGTACTGAGATTATCCTCAGACACAGTGTATCCGTAGTGTGAAAGATGTTCTTTCTTTTGATCGTAGAAATCCTCATCCATAGATTCGATAGACTTACCGTAAGGATCTCCTACCTTTTTTCTGGAGAAGTTGATAGCTGTTTTAGTTTTATCTACTGGCTTCCACCCTGCATCCCATAGTGCATCAATGCGATCCTTTGATGAGCCAGGATTAAAGGATGACCAGTCAAAACAAATAAGGTCATTACTTTCTACAGTAGTTAATGCATACTTCTCTTTTGCTTTACTTACTGTAGCCATCTCCGTACCATCCTTCTTGAGTCGGTACTTGATACGATTGACCTCTTGTAGTTTAGGTGGGAAGTCCACCTGGAATTGATCCTCAAGTGTCTTCATCTTTTCTTTGACGGAGTTAAGTAAGAACTCAGCCTTTGGAATATCAAACTGAAAACCGTAATACTGAGTTCTAACTAGCTCTATCTGTACATCATGTTCTGCTCTCAGAGATTTAGCCCAATCAGGATTCCAAATAATGTCATTGAAATGATTGAACAGAGATTCTGTAACCTCGATGTCTTGATACCAGTAGTCAACCATTTCGATACTGAAGTTATTAAACTCATGAAAGTCTCCTTTATGTTTGTTGAGTCTCATACCCCAAGCCTGTAGACTGTGAGGTGATCGTGAACCCTTGGGTGTTTCGATGTCGTAGTCTGAAAGTCGGCTGACGATCAGAGTATCTACAATCTTCTTTGGATCAATCAGTCTTGGTCTCAAGAGTTTGTTAAGCATAGGTGCATCAAACTGTATAAAGTTGTGACCAACAATTAGATCTGCTGACTCATACCATTTGATTGCTTCACGTTTAGCAACCTCATCCTCGTGACAGTTATCAAACCTGACTACTTCACCAGTAGTAATATCCTTACCACCACAAATCCAAAGCTTGTTACTGTCCTCAAGTCCATTTGTTTCTATGTCCGATACTACTATCCTCATCCGTTAAAAACCTTTTCTTCTAAGATAGTTGTTTCAGGGTCATAGTACACTGATCCTGCATTACCTAACTTAGCAAAGGGTCTATTCTTATCTACGATAAAGTGTGTGGTGTTGCGTTCTGTTTCATTCTCTGCCTCCACATCACGTTGCAGTTTGATACAGATGATAGCTTCCTCTTCAAGAGATGCAGCATACTTTGTACGTCCATCATCATTGACCTGAGAGATAAAGATAACACCAATGTTTAACTCTTTAGCAAGCTGTGCCATTCGTGAGCCTAGAGTTGTCAGGGTACTGGTGGCTGCATCAACGCCAGAGTTAGACAGGTAGGCTAGACGTTGGACGTGATCTATGAAGATGTACTGTGCTCCATACACAGTGGATGCTAGCCTTACGTAGTCTAGTAACTGCATAGGATCGTCATGCGTTTGCATCTCAAAGATGATTGTGTTCTCACCACCTGTCATCTTTTGTGCAGCCTGGATAACCTGTTCCTCTGTATACCCTGTAGCTTTGGCATCCTCTTTGGTTCTGACATTCCATCCAAGTTCGTAGGTTGCCATTGCCCTGTAGGTTGTAGACTTCATCTCTTCCATGTGTAGCATAGCAACACGAGTGTTTTGTTTAAGGAGTTGAACCTCAAAGTATCTGACGAGCTCAGTCTTACCTTGACCTCTCATAGCTTTGATAAAAGTTAAACCACCTTTGACCAATCCTCTGATCTTGTCATCGATAGCAACATGACCTGTTGGTACATACTCGTATGGATTCTCCGTAGTGATAGCTTTCTCAACTTCAAGATCACCTACAAAGAAGTTGTCAGGACTGAATCGTTGAGGCTTGAGGGCTGACCACTTGAGGTCTTCACTATCTCCTTCCATCAAGAACTCATTGGCATCCTTCCACTTGGACATAGGTACATAGTAGAACTTCTCAGGCATCATACTGTAAAGCTTTTGTGCTGCTGCTTTACCTGCTGCATCCGATAGCTCACCTGCGTAGACTACCATCTCAAAACTGTTGAGGTAATCAAAACAATTCTTGATTAGCTTTTCTGATAATGAAGCAGAAGGTACTGACTTAACAGGGTAGGACTTACCTAACACCTGGTAAAGACTTGCTGCATCGAACTCACCCTCAGTAATGTAGATCCGTTTACTAGATCCTGCATTGAACTCAGGTCCAAACAAATTGTTTGAGTCACTGCCCTCTTTCCAGAAGAACTTCTTCTCGTGAAAGCCTCTGTACTTGACGCCATTGGGGTACTTGAAAGCATATCGTACTGGTAAGTTACCCTCACCAGTTTGTAACTGTATGTTGTATAGCTTGGCTACATCTTCATCCAAGCCACGAATGCCTGTGTGTTTACCAGAAATAACTTTTGCGTTTCTGACATCAACCTTAAGAGGTGGAGGTGGGTAGGTACGTTCTGCCCATTCAAACTTTTTATCTTTGTTTGGGTATCCTCTGCCACAGGAGTGGCACTTGCCAACCTTTGTTGCTACGTTGTAGCTGAATGCGTCACTGCTTGCACAGTCCTCGAATGGACACGGTTGATGTGTTATCTCGTTGCTGCTGTTTACTGCTGCTGTCATTGTTACACTGTTCCTTTTCAATTGATCTCTTCCTCTCCTCATCAGTCATATCACGAATGCATTTTTTTGTCATCCTTTTCTTTCCTTGGATAGTATACTAAAATATATGAGTCACAATCAGGACAACTAAGATTAGTCACCATGCTGTAATCTCCAAAGAGATAGGTTTCCTCCTCCTCAATGTCGTGATCACCACCCCAAATTAACTTGGCTTTACAGTGCCAACAATTCATGTTCAATCCTCATACATTCTTAAAGCTTCCCATGATACAGGGAATAGCTCCATTATTTTTTCTTCTATTTTTTCTGCTACCAGTCTTGTTTCATACTGAGCATCAGGCTTGAGCCGTAGTCCACACATCTTTGCAAAAGCATGAAGTGTTCCTGACCAATACCACTCAGTCATCATAGACTGTGGTAGTACCATACGTGCTTGCTCTGGTGCAACACCGTAATCAAGCAATTCTTTATAAGTCTGTAAGCCTACCCAGTTTGCGTCCTCCCAATCTCCAACTTCAACAGTACCCTCACTACCTTGTTTCTTATTAGCACTACGTCCACGCCATGTATCAGGTTTATAAAACTCAGGCTCATCATCTACATACCTACGGCTAATTTCATTCCAAGGCATGTACTCATGCTTCTGTAGCTGACGTGCTACAAAGATAGGAGCTTTGACATGGAAGGTTAAAAACGTGTGATTGAATGGAGAGTAGTGCTTGTGTTTAGATAAGTACTGTATTAACTTTTCATCCTTGATTTTGAGGCCCCACTTCCCGATTGTTTGATCAGTGCAAATCATCTCTGACTTTTTACCAAAGCTAACCCTAGCTGCATTTACAACCATGATGTCACTACCTACATGCTGCTGATAAGTTACCTCAATCATAAGTTTTTCCTATATTCTTTGGTGCGTAGACTTCACCATTGTATTGGCTACCAGTCTCAGTATCTGCTCCAAAGTTACACCATGCTAAGATCACTAGGATTGCCATGATCCAGTAGAATGAAACCTTACACCACTTGATAAACCCTTCAAATGTTTTCTTTGCTTCTGACTCTGCAGCTTCTCTTGGTGTCATTGTAGTTTCTCCTTTCTGACTTCCTCTACACCTACTGCATAATACTGACCTGTCTCAAACATATCTAAGATAATTCTTTTGTCTTTTGCCCTTATGTAAAAACTTATATGACTATTGTCATTTCTGTTCTTTTTTATTTTAACTAAGTACTGCTTCATTGCTGTACCTCTACTTCTAGACAAGCCACTGTCTCTGACTTGTGCGTTACCATCTTGGCTGCTTTGCTCAGTTCTATCTGACACTCTTCTATCGTGGCATAGTTACCTAACTGGTAGTGCTCCACTGTCTGTGTGCTGAACA